GCTTATTTCCTACATCCTTTGATGAACCCTTTAAAAGTTTGTCTTTTATCTTTCGATAATTGGCATAACCGATAAAGAATCCTAGTAAAGTTAGCCAATCCTCACGGATTTGCGGGACTTTAAAGTCACTGTCCTTTATGGATACCTGGTCTAGTCAACTAGGGATACATCTTAACACTTGTTCTGATAAAGCTGACCCTCCAATAGAATATGATTTCTCCAAAGTGAAAGTTCATAGATTTAAAGATCTAACACTATCATTTTGAAGAAGTATTCCTAGAGGGAGAGGGGATAAGTCTACTCCATTTAAAATTAGTTTGGAGGCGAATTCGACACCAGAAAGACCACGTCCTTGCGGACTAATAGTTTTCGGGATTGAAATGCCAACTCCTAATGATAATACAATAGACTTATACTCTCCGGCAACAGCCGAGTTAAAAATAACAACATCATCCCCTAAGATTATATAATCAGTAAAGGGAATGGGCCCAAGTGACTTGTACGCTGCCAAGCGTACAATGTAGTGATGTAGAACAGCTATTGTTGTTCATGATGAATAGGCCCCTATACCTTGTCCAACTTCATACTTAACAAAAGTACGAGATTGAACAGAGTAGAAGGGAATATCCACCATAATGCCCTTTCAGGCATCTACACCTCTTTTTGATAATCCTATGCACTGAAGCGCTTTCATTTCCAATTGAATTGGAAGGCGATCAGTTGCGGCAGATAAATCAAAACACCAGGCCTCTTTTCCTTTATGATACATAGAAATTATGGTATCGATGGAAGCACCTTGATCATGAGTATAATCACAATTAGACCTTTTATGAAGGAGTAATTGTATTAACGAATGATGAAGGGGTGCTAAGGTACCCTGAGATAATCAATCAAGGATTGCAATATATCGATTCTTAAGTAAACCATCAGCAAATTGAGCGAGGACACGAGGTCCTCGATTGAATTTTGCTAATATTTTACACGGAAGAACAAGTTTAACTTTGTTAAGTCATTCTTGTCCAACAAAACTAGAAATCAAAAAGTCAGGGGTTACCCCGACATATGATGTATAGGAAAGTTCTTTAATACAAGTTCGAAATTCTTTAATAAGAATTCTACAATTGTATTTCAGTTCCGGAGTTTCTATAAATTGCAATATCTCGATAATTAATCGAAGTATACCTTTACCACCTGGTCCGGTCTTTAATCATCCTTGGAGAGAAATTACTCCAGGGTAGAAATATTGACCGTGATCAAGCTTTCTGTTAAATTTAACTTCAGATAAGTGAAAACCTTTTATCAATAGTGGTCATATGTCAGTCATTTCTAGGTCAACTATTTCAATATTAAAACGATGCTCCTTTTTAAGGGGAGTTGTAATAGTAGAGAAATCTGTTGGTCCTATGACATCTATATAACGATATATTCGTATATACCTAACAATGAGAACTTTATCAAAAGATGGTAAAGAATCTCAATGTTTCAAAAGACCTTTTAGATATAGAGGAACTCCTTCCGGAGTTGCTTTACGTCAAAAGATCCTTTGATCTCAAGGAGTAATAGTTCCTATAAGGAGATAATTCTTTACTAAAAGAAAGTCTCTCTTAAGGATCTTTGCTACTTGATTAGGCTGTATAGTACATACTATATGTTTGTGCTTACAGTGGATGGCATTTAGAAAATGCAAACCATGAGGTGTGATAGAACAAGCTTTAATGTAAATTAAAGCTATCTCTAGAGCTCCAGTCAGGTCCTTGATTACTTCATTAAGAAGTAATCGGGGTTTGACCACTTGTGAGATAACAGGTTTTCCTAACTTAATAGGAATACGAGTCATAGCTCTAACGAAGCGTCAGCCCAAAGAACAAGACAAGATAAGGGATTTTCCTAAACCCGTTAAAAGGTGAAG